TGTCCTTCTTGTAGTCCCTTCGCCACTTCCAAAGAGTGTACGCAAGTGAGGTTACAAGTACGGCTAAACCCAACATTTGATGGGCGTAGCTTACGAGAAGTCCTGCTCCCGTTAAAGACCAAGACGTTAAAACGCTATCGGTAGATTCTTTTGTCATCACTCGCCAAACTCAATCGTTGGCAGTTTGTGGAGTTCCTCCAAAGCCTTGACGATATTCGTGACCTCAATTAAGTTAAAGCAGCCCTTTGCGATGGCGATGTTCAACGCTTCGGTAGTGACTTGTAGTGCTACTGAATGCTCCATTAGAAAGGCAATGGCGTGTTCACGGGTGAAACGGGGGGCGTGATTAGAGAATCAATTTGCCCTTGAATACAAGCCTCAAGATTAGCAACGCCATCAACGCCAAGTTCCTCTTGAACCCAACCGATAACGATTTCATTCGTTAGGTCAGCGTAAGGGATGAACTCCGATACTGATTCGGTAGAGAATCGTGCGGTGTTAGATAGGCTTGCTTCGTACTCGCCATCAACGCCTACCACTTCGTAGTTTGCGATTACAACGTAGTCAGATTCGGTGCCGATGGTTTCGGTGTAAAGGGCAGTTACTGCCCAAGTGTAAGTTGTCATTATGCGAATTTAGTTAATTTTAGGCTAAAAGTAATTTGTGAGAAACGCCATTTATGAAAACAGGTAAGTATTGAGAAGAAGCGTTTACTTGAACTATGGGGGCGTTAATAGGAACGATAGAGCTACCAAAACGTAATTGACTATTTGCTGTTGCGGTATCTGCAATACCAAACATTATACAATTTGAAAAATTACCCGATTGTTGACCATTACCAACTGCGATATTATAGTTCCCCGTTGTATTTAATGATAAACAACCTGAGCCTACTGCGGTACTTTCTACACCCGTTGTATTTGCGGCTAAAGCTGACTTACCAATAGCAGTATGAGAAGTACCCGTAGTATTCGCGGCTAATGCTTGAAATCCTAATGCAGTATTATCAACTCCCGTACTCAACTTCAACGCTTGGTAACCAATGGCAGTTACTCCCGTTCCACTCGCGTTGGTATAGGCAGCCTCAAAGCCTACGGCAGTGTTGCTTGATGCGGTATTAAGTGCTAAAGCAGAGGTGCCTAATGCGGTGTTGGAGCTTCCGCTTACGTTACTAAATAACGCTTGAAATCCATTTGCAGTATTACTATTTCCCGACACATTACTTCGCATCGCTTGATAACCGATTGCAGTAACTCCCGTTGCACTCGTATTACTAAATCCTGCCTCAAACCCTACGGCTACGTTGTTGGAGGCGGTGTTAGAGAATAAAGCAGATTGACCTATGGCAGAATTACTGCTTCCGCTCACGTTAGAAAATAAAGCACCTTGCCCAATAGCGGTGTTTGCAGCACCCGTTGTATTAGTTCTTAACGCTTGGTAACCTAATGCAGTAATTCCTGTTGCACTCGTGTTGGTTAAAGCGGCTTCAAAGCCTACGGCTACGTTGTTAGATGCGGTGTTGTTTTGTAGGGCACTCATTCCCAATGCAACGTTATTGCTACCCGATAGGTTATATCTCAATGAGGCATTACCCAATGCAACGTTAAAATTACCCGTTGTATTAAATTGCATTGGCAAACCTGTTGAAAATCCACTACCAACGGCAACGTTTTCTGAACCCGTTGTATTGGCTATTAAAGATGAACCGACAGCAGTATTAGCATTGCCCGTTGTGTTTGCCGTCAAAGCATTTTGCCCTACTGAAGTATTGCTCATTCCTGTAGTATTTGAGTCCAAAGCAGCATCACCAAACGCAGTATTAGACGTAACCGCCCCTGCACCATAGTTGGTCAAAGCGGTAGATGATACAAGCAAAGGCAAATCGTTGCCCAAGCCATCAGACAAACGCTTCAGCGTTCCCGTGATTGGCCCGTTGTCACCTACCTTGATAAGTGAGTCGTAAGTGTCTTGAGGGGTTGTCCCCGTTAATGTTGTTCCCATAATTTTATGCTTCCCAAGTTGTTGACCAAGTGTTCCAAATTTCTACTATTGACTGCCAAACCTCCTGCTCGTTAGCACCATAAAGGTTTGTAGTCGGATGACCATAAGACAATGGCTGAACCATACCCCAAGAGATACTATTCGTTGCAGCAGCTTGACCCCAATAGATGTCATTGTTTGCTGCTCCCTGTCCCCAATCGCCTTGAACTCCCATTGTCTAAATAACTCTTTAACTTCACAATGTTGCTACGCTTCGGAGTGTAGGTCTGTTTTTTGCCACTCATAAAACCCAAGAGCTGAAGTTAGAGTCAGTATCGGGGTAAACGTCAGCGTTGTTGTTGGCGTTGTATTCGGGGAATGAGGCTTGGTTGTAGCTCATGTACGTTATGAACCTGTCGGTGTAGTACTTTGCCAAATCCCGTGCCTTGCCTACCAAATAGTCAACCTCAATCTTCTCTGCCGTTGTGCTATTCTCGGAGTTGTGCTTGAACACTCCACCATTGCCGATGGTATAAGCAGCAAAAGGCAAGTACTCCACCATCGCGTAGTGAATCAACATCGGCTGCAAGTAGTCGTTGACCAACGCCAAGTAAGGGTTGGCAAGAGTATTGGCGATGATGTCGTTGCTGATCTTGTCGTACAATTTCGTTCCCGTATAGTTTTGCAGGTGTATCTCCTGTGCTATCTTGATGAACTGAATAAACTTGTCCGTGTCCACGTTACCGCCTATTGCGGTATTGCGAACCAAGTCCTCTCTTTTAATAAATAATGCCGTTGCCATATCTTATCGTGGTTTTAAGAACCCTTCGTTGGGCATATCAACAGGTCGCTTTGCCACATCCTTTGGATTCGTTTCTAAATCTACTCCTGCTCGCTTGGCTTGATTTACACTCACTTCTGCGTTGGGGTTTCCTACATCGGGAGTTACGCCTTCGCCCTTTGCCAAGTACGTCTTGCGCATCCAAAAGTGATGGCATCTTGCACCGCCTTTGTATAGCCATATTGAATAGGTTGCTGCTCCTTCAGGACCAAAGCCTGCGTTTACCGATTGACCTCCCATACGAAGTACATCCTCCTTGCGGTACACCTTGCCCGATGCTACCATCTTCCTGCAGAACTCACGGCTATTGGTCTTTGTAGTTTCGGGAGCGTAAGCATAACGAACCTTGTACCTCTTGCCTTCGGCCGTTACGCCATCTTGATCGCTCTTGGCGTTAGGGAATGCGCTGCCTGTTGATGCGAATGCGTACTTGCTTAATGCCTGCTCTGCATCGTAGTCAACGGGTCGTTCATCTACAAGCTCCCATTCATCCATATTTACGACCTCGCCTACTTCTTCTAAAGCAGCAAACGCCTCCTCAAATATCTCATCGCTCGGCTCTTGGCTTGATAGCTTCACCCCTGTCTCCTCCTCACGGGTTTCCATATCCATAGGCGTAACTACGTCTTCGGTGAACTCCAAAGGCTGCAGTGTCTTAAAGTACAAATTGAGGCTGATGTCGTTGTAGGCTAAGATTTGATCTATGCCGTCAATGATAATCTGTTGCTTGGGTCTAATTACGATATTGTCAAGCAGCGTAGATGCGGTCATCAGTTCATCGGCATTATTGCCGAAACCTGTATTGTCTTTAATACCTAAAAGCAAAGGGCTTACAATACGATGCGAAACCAATATCTTCTGCGTTGATTCAGCACTCAAGAACTGATACTGCTCCGCAGCATCCGACAACTGCACAGGGTCAACCGTTGCAGCAAGGTCTTTGTTGTCATTAAACGCCAAGATGAACTTGCCTGAATTACTGCTGCCGCTAAACTTCGTTGCTATCTGCTGCTCAATAGTCCTACGTTCCTCCTCACTTGGAACTCCGTTGTTGAAGTTGATTAGCATAGAAGGCGCAAGGCCGTTCTGAATGTTGTTGATGTGGTAGTTGGCAATCTCCTCCTCAAGCTCTGCGTATGGCAGGCCACCTTGATAGTCAACGGGGGAGTAGTAGTAGAATCCTGCTCGGTAGGGCTTGATGTACAATATCTCCAACCCCTCTTTGCTCTTGCCAAAAGCAGGGATGCGCACAGGTGTCTCTCTCCTGCTTGCTACCTCTCTCCAATCCTTTGCGTAGTAGTACGCTTCAATCTCGCCATCTTCGTTACACCTTGCGGCTCGTAGTGTCTCAATCGGGATATGCTGCACCTCTACGATGGTGTTGTGATCTTGGGAGTACACGACCTGCAAAGAGCATTGTCCCATCATCACATAATCAGCAACAACCTTCTGCATATTTGACTTCGTGAACAAGCCACGCATCGCTGCGTACTCGCTCGGCTTCTTGGCAGAGTCCGTTGCATCCAAGCCCTTACCAAAGGTCAAATCCATCAACGAGTTGAGGATAGCGTTGTTGGTGGGTGAGCCGTTGTACCTGTCAATCAAATACCCAAAGTAGTCGTTATTTTCTCCGTATTCAATATAGTCCTTGCCCTGCACCTCTCTAATGACAGGTGTGGTATAGGAACTGAAGTTCACAACGTGAATTTTAGATGATGATGTACTCATTGTTGTAGCTTGTTTCTTCGGTGTAGACGTTTTGGTTCACCGTAAATTTATCGAAATCAGTTTGTGAAGTTACGAATACCCTGTCCCGATATATTAGATTTCCCGATGCAAATACCTTCAAGCCATAGAATCTATTGTTGACAAGACTAAACGTGCCTGTAAGGGTCATAAAACCATTAGCAGAGGCAAGCGTTACCGCAGGTGTTGCGGTGGTGTTTGTTGATTCATCAATCAGCGCAATCGTAACGCTCGCAGGGAATGTGCGTGGAATGATTACTATTGCTTGTGGCGAGGCTGATACTTGAAGGATATGCATCTTAA